CTGTGATTACCTTAGGTTATCTATGCCTAAGGGATACTACCTTTATTATCCGGGTTTCCGAGTTATTATAATGGTGTTTCGGGCTGTGAAAGCATCACCTTAACACATTAGTAGACATAGAAGTAAAAGACTATTTCTTTAGGTATTTCACTATTGAATAATCTAAGACTAATAGGTTACTTATGTTAAATATTATTGTCTACTTTGTTCCACTCAGGGCATATATATTTCAATATGAGGCCTGGGCAGATGAAAACCTAGGTTTTACAAAGTATTACATATCATGTCAGAATATAAAATTAAGTCCTTTTTAGGCAAACGTTCTAAAAGTAACAAAACGTTTACGAAAATTAAACGAAATAAGATAATTAAACATGACAATAGTAACAAGGTTAATAAATATCTAATTAACGAGAGCATTATTACGCAATCAATAGTTATGATATTTAAAGACCAAGTTAACCATCTAATATCTTCAAAGACTCTTGAGTTAGAAATTAAAACAATGATTAGTCGTTTCAATCTTTGGGTTAAAACAAAAGGACCGCTGGAAACCATACGTAGAATTAAAACTATACGTATGATTACAGTACGGTTCTTATGTAATAAACCACTTCTAACTCTTGAGAACAGTCTAATCTCAATTGATAAGGATGGCTTACCAAACTTGTTTTCCAAGCTAGTTAAGTCGTATCTTTTACCAAGGGACAACCCAGTTTTCTATAGATTAATATTAACCGTTTTACAGGCTAATAAATTTATAAAAGCTTGAGGAGTTCCTGATTTGTCGTCCATAACAGACCCATTAACGGTCCCAAAGCTAGTTTTACCTGCTAAGGAAACTGTTAATAAGTTTATTAAAGACTGGCAAATCAAAAAGATTTCAACCGTTTGAAGGCAAGCACATCTTTCAACGAAAGTTGGACCTATGGGGGTAGCGTTACAGTCTGCTATTGCAGAGGCTAAAATACTACCCAGTGAAATGAAGGATGCATTACGAACTCTCTCCGGCGATGTTTTGCTAGATTGAGTAAGTGATGTTGAATCCATACCAGCTGACCTTAACTTTCAGATGAAATCCGAAAAGTTCAAACAAGAGGTTTATAAAAAGCCTAAAGTCCAAACTTTAAGGAAATTATCTGTTGTTAAAGACCCAGAAGCCAAGTCTAGAGTGATAGCTATCTTTGATTACTGAACACAGTCTTCACTAAAGCCTTTGCATGATCAAATTTACGATCTACTTAGAACTTTTGGTGCTGATTGTACTCATGACCAGGATAGCTTCACAAAAGACAAAATACCGAAAGGCCCGTACTATTGTTACGATATGAAGAACTGTACTGATCGATTACCCATAGAACTTCAGGTAATGATTGTTGCAGAACTAACATCTGTTTCAAAAGCACAGGCTTGGAAGTATTTACTTTCGGCTCAACCATTCCATGTACCTATGGCCAACTTACAAGGTGTAAAAGAAGTTACTTACACAGTGGGTCAGCCAATGGGCGCATATAGTAGTTGGGCGGTCATGGCACTTACACATCACTTCATAGTTTGATGGGCGGCAAGACGAGCCAGAGTTAAAGGCAAGTTTACCAACTATCTACTATTAGGTGATGATATAGTGATCATGAACAAGAAAGTCGCAAAAAGATATTTGGAAATACTAAATAACCTTGGTGTAGAGATTAGCGAAGTGAAAACTATAATATCGAAAGATACTATGGAATTTGCTAAGCGGATCTTTCATCAAGGCATTGAATATTCCCATTATCCAATTGAGGCCCTAGTATCACAAAGTCGTAGGTATACCTACTTCTCAGCAATACTTTTACCACTAATCCAACGAGGATACCTGAACAATATGGGTATCACGGGGACTGGGTTTTGTTTCCCATGAAAAGGGTGGTTTTCAATACACTCAGACAAATCAAGTAATCAACTCAAAAGGTTAGAGGCGAAAGTTAGTCTCTTCATCACAGTCAATATTTATATATCAAGATTGAAGTCTTTAAAGACACCCAACAGTTCTGAAAGTTGAACAACCGAGGTTGCTCTTTACATTCTGAAAAGATTTGGTTATGATATTGGTTGCAATAGGAGCTCGACTGCTAAATTGTTTCTATTAGAAAGCCTTGCTACCATAAAAGCAAATATGTTCCATGATAGGATAGTTGAAAATGCACAACAGATTAATGATTGGTATAAATTTCTTCATATCAAACAACAATCCGAAGTGGTTCAACTAGGGTCTGGGGGTCCAACCCCTTACTCATTCGATAAGATACCACATGTGGTTGTCGGAAGACAGAACATCGTCGACCTTCAATCATATTTGGAAAGCCTTAGGGTAAACATACGTGAGCAGAATTGAAATGCAGTATTATTTGCATCCAAAGAAGCCCAGTTAGTCGACCCAACAGGTTTATCTACACGAAGAGCCTATCTGATTCTCCACGCTTCTAATGGTGTCGTTTTAAATTTAGCAACAAAAATGCTAAGACACCTTCAAAGGGATTCGAACCAGCTCTTATCCATGAGCAATACCGATTGGCACGATGATACTGTACCGCAAGATATTGGATCGTAGCTAGAGTTGTGGCCAC